TCAGGTTCTTTTTGCTGCTGTAAAACTGGGATTTACGGGTATTGGGGTTCAGCAAAGTGGATCGAGGCGTTTTTTGCATCTGGACACGGTAGGGGCAGAGGATAACTTTCATGTTCCTCGTCCTACGTTGTGGAGTTATTGATGGCGTTAAGTGATTTACAGCAGCAGGCCGTTCAGTTGATTGTTTTGGATAGGTGGAATCCTTCTAGGGCAAACGACAAGGTGGCAAAGACGCTTGATGTAGATCGGGGTACGATTTATCGCTGGCGTAAAAATGCGGAATTTGACAAAGCGTTAAAGAAGGAAATTGAACGGGACAGGTCTAATTTTGATGAAGTCCCGTTGGCCTGGCGCAAGAATAGGGTATTAGCCTTAGAAGACCTGTATCATAAGATTGAAGACCGGCGAGTAGCACTTAAGTTAAAGGTTTTAAAGGAGTTACGTGAAGAAGTGGGCGATCACCGGATACAGGTTGAGCATACCGTTGAGGTGAAGGGATTGAATGTGCCTCCAAGGGCTGACAGCTACGAGGAATGGTTAAAACAGAACAACAAGATGGATCAGGCGGTAGAAACGACTTATACAGTAGAAAATTCTGATGGTACTTGAAGAGCAATTATACAGGCCAAAAATCTACCCTACGGACTCTCGATGTGAGAAGATTGTGGATAATTGGGGTAGTTTACACCGTGAAAACAAACATTGGAAATATGTTCCGGTGGAAAAACCTAAAAGACGCAAGGTTAAAGACAAATGACTTGGATGCCGCAACCTGGGCCGCAAGAAAAAGCAATTCGGGCATCTTTTGTCGATGAATTGTTTTTTGGTGGTGCGCGTGGTGGTGGAAAATCAGAATTTTTGCTTGGAGACTTCCTTGCAGACGTAGATACCTACGGTGAACACTGGAAAGGGGTGTTAATTAGGCGCACTTACCCTGAGTTGGACGAGATTATTGACCGTTCACGCCAGATTTTTCGTGCTGCATACCCTGATGCGGAATATAAAGTGGGTACACACCAGTGGAATTTTAAAAATGGGTCTACATTAAAGCTTCGGCATTTAGAAAATGAAGCGGATGCAGACCATTTTCAAGGTCAACAGTATACTTGGATTGGATGGGACGAGCTTACCAGCTGGAACGACATGAAGGCGTATCACAAGCTAAAAGCCTGTTTACGCACTGGTGCCGCAGAAGTTCCAACAAAACGCATACGTGCATCGGGTAACCCTGGCGGCCCAAACCATAACAACGTAAAAGATTATTACATTGATGCCGGAGAAGAGTCTTCTATTGTAGAAGGCGATGACGGTATGAATCGTATGTATATCCGCAGTTTGGTTACGGACAACAAGATATTACTTGATCGAGATCCTGGCTATATTAAGCGGTTGGAAGGCGTGGGTGATGAGCAGTTAGTCAAAGCATGGCTGGAAGGCGATTGGGATAGTTTTGTAGGTCAATATTTTACTAACTGGCATGAAAAACAAGTACTTGTGAATAGTTTTGAAATACCCGAACACTGGCCTTTGTTTGGAGGTATGGACTATGGCGAAGCTGCTCCAACGTCTTATGGCCTGTATACGGTAGACTATGATGGGAACATATATCGCATTAGTGAGTATTACCAGGCAAACGCTACAGCTTCGCAGCATGCCGACAATATAGCAAGAATGATAGAAAGTTGTCCATTTACAGGTGGTCGGTATCCGCAGGCAACGTATTGCGATCCAAGTATGTTTGTTAAAAGAAGGTTAAGTGAAGTTATCAACCATTCGCCTGCGGATGTGTTTGCCGAACGTGGAATATACTTGACAAGAGCAAACAATGATCGTATTACTGGATGGAGAGTAGTCAATGATGCGTTGATTAAAGAACGCTTTTATTGTTTCAATGGGTGGAACGATGCTTTGGTTAGGACGATGCCTTCTTTGCCAAGAAGCTCAAAGAACCCAGAGGATTTAGATACTCACGCAGAAGATCACGCAGCAGATGAATTACGTTATGCGATGATGCACGTATATAAACCGCATAAGCCAGAAGATGAACAGCCTTACGAAGGAACCGGACAGGAAGTTATTGATATGATGGAGCATGGCTGGGGCGTACGCAAAGGTCGATACGCAACAGCATAACAAGGAGACAGGACTATGCAGGGGTTTAACGGAACGCCAACAACGACTAAACCAAATCGCAGTAAAAAAGGCACTCGCGTAAAGCCAAAGCCAGCAGGGTCGGACAACTTGAAAAAAGGCGGCAAGGGCAAATAGTTTGAAAGAAAAACAGATCGAATACTGGCGCGGAGCCATAGAGGACGGTCGAAAATATATGAAGACTCGCCACAAAACGTGGCGCAGACTTCTCAAGACGTATGAGCTTGACTTTGACGTTCCAAACCTTGACGAGGATAAAGTTGTTAAAATATCCCGCATGTATCCGCTTGCCCGTCAGATCATAGCCAGCGTCTCTTTTAATTATCCTCACGTCTTTTTTAAAGTTGAGGAACCTGGGAGAGACTTTGCAGCTGAGATACTGGAACGTGTGGCTAATGCCACATTGGAACAGATGGATGCCAAGCGTGAAGTGCAACAAGTTATTTTTGATGCGTTGTTTTGTAGTGTGGGTTGGTTAAAGTTTGGATACAACCCCCCAGGCGATGAAGATATTGTTGCGCCTTATACAATTAACGATGCTCAGGAAAATGACTTTCCGTATGTGCATCGCGTTTCGCCTTTTAACGTGTACGTTGATCCGTTATGTCCTCCGCATAAACTTTCTGGTGCAAGATACATTATTGAGAAAATGATTGTGCCGCTGGAGTTTGTTAAAGAGGACGATAGGTTTCAAAACAGACGGCAGATAAAAGCGATGTCCGATGAAGATCAGGCTGATGCTTTTATTTACGACATGCAAGATTCTGCTCATAGCGATGAGTATGATGCGGTGCAACACGCTAAACAAGGTCAGATGGTTTGTTTGTATGAAGTCCATGACCGTCTACATAAAAAACGTATTACTTTTGCTGAGGGAGTGACCGATCCGATTGAGGAAGTCGATCATCCATTTTTAGCAATGAAGCCTATTACGCAAACCGATCCTTTTACTGGCGAAGAAATGATGACGGGTGAGTTTGAGCCTGCCGGTGGATATTTGATGGACGGTGGCTTTCCTTATCATGCAATGCGCTTTGATCAGACCGAACGCTCGTTTTATGGTGAGCCTCCAATGGCGTATGTTGAGGATACACAAGCACTTATAGTAGAATCGGTGTCACGCAGAGCCGATTTATTAAAGCGTTTTCAGCGTGTAGTTTTAGCTTCTCGCAGAGAACGCGAAGCCAACCAAGACATTGGCGATACATTAGAAAATGGTCGTGATGGTGAAATTATTTGGGTAGAAGACCCAAACACCTCAATGCGCGAAATGAACTTTGGCAACCCACCGCCGGATCAGTTAGGTCTGGAAGCGGATGCACAGAGTTATGAAGAGCAAAGTCTAAACGTATCGCAGATGGCGATGGGCGGTGGCCCAAAAGTTACAGCTACACAAGCCAGCCTTTCTGCAAGCTTTGCACAGGTCAACCGCGAGTGGATGCAGTTGCGTGTAGCGGATGCGTATCGGTCTATTGTTCGTAACTCATTACGTATGATGGCTGACGAAAGATATTTGCCTGAAAACTTTTTGGTTAACGTAGCGCAAGACACGGAAGATCCTGTTTTTGAAGCAGTTACAGCAGATCTTTTGCGTATACGCTACAAGATAGAGATACAGGCAGGCAGCATGCAGCCGTTGACCGAACAGTTAGAACGTCAAGATGCACTACAGTTATTTAACATGACAATTAACTTGCCAGAGATTAACCGCATTGAAGCGATTAAAGGTTTACTGGCCTCGTTTAGAGTGCAAGATCCCGACAAGTATTTGGGTAACGCTGAAGATGGCGATGCGGTAAAAGCGGCTCAGTTAGAAAACGTAGCTTATTTAATTAATGGTGGCGATCCTGGGGTTACACCGTTTGAAGATCACCAGCTACATATACAGTATCATCAACAAATACAACAACTTCCGCAATTTCAACAGCTACTTCCACAACAACAGCAACAGGTTATGGGCGTAGTGCAAAACCATATTCAGCAACATCAGCAGATGCTAAACCAAATGGCGCAAGGTCAAGCACCTCAAGCCGCTGGTGGAACAAATGCCGGAGTAGCGGAAGGAAATATCATGTCACTCGTACGCAGTCAGGCACAGGAAGTTAGCCAAGCCGTACAGAATGCACCGGGACAAGGATAATGTTAGGCGCACTAAAAGATGCTGGCAGAAAACTCAAAGCGGCTTTGCCAAAAGAAAAAGAGTCTAAAGGCACACGTATACATTACGCAGATAAGCCTATTCCTGATTGGCTTACTGAAAACACAAATGAAAGTGCGTTAAAGTATGGAGGACAATTTAGAGAGTTAGTGCCAAATCCTGAATATGAAGGCATTGAGCAACAAGCTTTTGGACAATCTGATCCAATGGCAACAACAGGATCAGGGATGGTTGAATCGGGAAATCGACTAAGAACAGGAATTTATGATGATTTAAATATAAGAGGCATTGATTTATCTGATGAACAAATACGCAAAGGCGAAGGTGTTTCTCCAGAGGCTTACTATACTGATCCAAAATCAGGAATAACGTATACTCGTCAAGACACAGCCTCTTTAAAAGAGAGAAACATATTACCAAAAGAAGCCATACCTACTTCGCCAGAAACTATACAAAAAAACAAAGAATTAATTGCGCGGATACACACCGAACGCGCAATGAAAAAAAACGATGTTAGACCAGACGATTATTTTCCTGGTGACCAAATGACAGGAAAACAAATGTATGATGACGCTAAAAAAATGGCGTTGGAGAGAATGGCATCTCCAGACTATGATATTTCACAACTTATGAAAAAAATAAAAAAACAAAATCCACGCCAACAATTTTATTCAGATCGAAAAATGTATAAACCACCTACAGGTCAATAATGCTGGTATTTCACGACTACGAATGCGAAGATGGGCATCGTCAGCTTGACATACAGAACGATTCCAATAATATTAAACGTAAGAT